CATACTTCCGTTGGAAGATTTTTTTGTTGCAAAAGAAACAACAGAAGATGGATATAGAAAAAACAAAATAAAATCTAAATCTAAATCGAAAAAGAAAAAAAGTAAAAAGATGAATAAAAGTAAGAGAAAATCTAAATCAATTAAGAAAAAAAGTAAAAAGATGAATAAAAGTAAGAGAAAATCTAAATCAATAAAGAAAATAAGAAAAATAAAAATATATAAATAAAAAGATGATAAAGAAACTGTAGTATTGTTTTGAAAAAATATTTAGAAATATATGTTTTCATGATTATATACAAATTTTTCTATAAATTTATAACAACCAGCTCCGACTAGCTCCGACTTTAGGGTCGGAGTTTCATTATCATCAATAGCTAATAATAAATTTTTATTTGAATCAATCGTCCAATCAAACACGTTCGTTTGAGTCATATCTAAATTACTTTTTGCTATTATTACACGCGTCATTTTTTTTCATTCTTCTGAAAATGTAATTAATATTTTTATAACATCTGTTATAAAAATTGAAAAACCAATGTAGTATATAACGTTACTAAAAAAAAATGATTTTTTTTATTTTTATTTTATAGTATGTCAAAAAAAGTCAAATATGACGACAACTCAATTAGGTTTAGAAGATTTAGAATATGAAGAATTCCGTTTACCAGCTAAATATGTGTCTCCAATTAAAGACAATATTAGACTCTCTGCAAACCCATTTCCCTTATATGATATTGCAAAAGATAAGTTTTCAATTATTGACTTTAAAATGATGTTTTCTACATCAAAAGTCTTTGAGAATTATGATAGTATGCTTGAAGCTGTATCAAAAGAAGTACCAAGATGTCTATGGTATTTTATTTTTGACAATAAGCATTACGTCAAAATTAGCGAAACTGAAGTTGTAAAACAAAAATTCAATCATAAATTCTTCTACCAAGAAGGTAGTAAAAAGAAATCAATTACTTTTGAACAATTGGCTCGGGATCCAAATTCCAACATAATGATTTATTGCAGAGAAGTATTACAGCCTAAAAAAGAGAAGGTTCAAATTTACGACTTCAATCTTTTTTCAGGTTTTTCGGCTGATGTTGAAATTGAAAATTTCACCGAGGAGAAATATAACATCACAGTTAAAGCTATAAAGACGTTCCTTCTCGAAACTATTTGTAACGGTTGTGAGGTCTCTTTCAATTTTCTTATATCATGGATTCATTGTCTTTGTATTACACCTTGGAGAAAAACTAGGCGAGTTTTGGTTCTATACTCAAAAAACAAAAATAATAAAGCAAATGAGTCATTCTGTAGTTTTATTTTTAAATTGATTGGAAATAAGTTTTGTGATATGGTGACTAAAAATAAACGGAAAGTTACTCAAGATTTTTATGGTAAATTTTTAGTAGTTCTTGATAATTTAGAGACAGCTAAATTGTCTGTTTTTAAAAGTCAAATTACAGAGAAATATACAACCGTTAAACAAAAAGGAAAGGATTTGTATTGCACCGAAAGTTTTGTAAATTTTATTTTTACTACTAACAATAAACCAACCTTTATTACTAATTCAGATTTTCGATACGTTCCAATTCATGTCAGTGAAAAGTACGCTTTCAAGTCTGACTATTTCCAATCCAAAAAAGATGAAGCATATAATGAATATTGGACTAACGTTGATGAAAATATTTTGACTGCTCACAGCGCTATGTATTTCTTTAGATGGTTAAAATCTCTAAACCCAAGTGACCTCACTTGTGTTAATTCGCATGTTGATACTCCTTTTCGACGAGAGTTAGATGTTATTTAAACATGTCAAGTATTTCTTTTAACTTGTAATAAAAAAAAATAAAAAGATTATTTTAATTATTTTATAACGTAATTACCGTTATAAAATTTTTTTTTGTGGTAAAATTAAGTAAAAAATTATAATAGTTACTCTATCCATTTCAAAAATCCATAACTTCTTATTAAATTATTTACATTACCTCTATAAATTTCAGAATGTTTAACTTTATTTCTCTATTTTATATTTCTTCAGAAAATGTAATTAAAGACAAAACCTACTATAGTAAAAATATATACATGATTTTAACTTTTGTAATTATTTTATTACCAGTAGTTGTATCCCTAACGAGTTGCGGTCTTTATCTGCCTGAAAATTTTTTAACTCCGAAAGGTTTATCGACACCTTTTATATTAAAAACTATATCTTCTGCTGGTATAGATTGTACAATAACTAATCCTGAATCAACTGTATTTGCAGAGGCAATGATTTTTGATATTGACACTCAAAAATTAACAGTGTATTATCCATTAATTGTAAACGGTCTTCAACAGGTAGAAATAAAGCCAGAAGTTCCTATATTTTCAAATAATAGTATAGTTGGATTGTGGTTTAGTTCAAATTCGTTGTCATTTTCTTTTATAAATATTTATGAAACATGTGTTGATGGTTTGGGTCAAGAAGACAAATTCAATTATTTTGCATATTGTAACGCAGATATTTTTTTTTCAGAAATATTTAAATATAATATAACAATACCGAAACTTGAAGAAGAATGTCCGTCGATAAGAAGTTTTTCATTCATAAACGAATATCAAAGTTATAAAACATTATCATCGTATTTACTAACTAATCAATTAAAAGTGGCACAAAACACGCAAAAAAACAGGGACCAGTTAAAAAATATTATTACAGTAGTTGAAAATACAGATGATGGAAATAAATTATTAGTTGATTATATTCATACTGCTTTAAAATGTAACACTTTCAAAGTTTTTGATAATACAGAAAATATACTTAAGTCATCATTAGCGTTAAATGAGATACAGACGACAATACGAACGTACGATTTTGCCTATATATCAGAAATGAATCCGATGGTTAAATATAATAAAGAAAAATTAAAATTATATAGATTAGGTGTAAATCAACCTATAGATTATTATAACATAAGTCCAAAGAAATATTGTTTAATGTTAGCGGAAGAAACTGAAATGTTTTTATATAAAAATTATAATATTTTTTCAGTTTATAAAACACCTGATCCATATATAGCATCAAATTTATTGTCTTTTATGGGATTGCGATTTGTAAATGCATGGAACAATTTAAATTGTTTTTCGTACACGCAAATAGAAAGTCCGATAACTGTAAATTACAATGACAATAATATTGTTATATCTGTGAATATAAATAATAATGTAATAAATGAAACTAAAAATAATTCCACGGATATTTTTAAATTATTATTTGATAATAATGATGGTAAAGAAAAAAATACAAATGATAATTTAATACAACTAGTTTTATTGTGTGTATTAGTTGTGATTACAATAATTTTTTGTATTGTAACAGGTTGTTTATTAACAAAATATAATAAAAAATTATCAGCTATAAACAAAACAATAGTGAATTTTTTTTCAAAAAAAAGAAGAATAAATATAAGTCCAGTGAATGAAAAAGATGATTCAGAAAGTACGGTAGTAAGTGATATATCAATTCAAATAGATTATGATAAATTTTATTCGGATGTGATAAAGTTACGGGAAAATTTGGAAAATGAGAAAGAAGAAAACAAAAAAAAGATACAGGAGAGAATAGAATATAGAAAAAAAATTCGCGAGGAATAAATAAAAAAAATGATTTTATTATTTTATTATTTATAGATAGTTTACTTTTGATAGAAAATGGTTTTGAATATTATTTTTTTTGAAAAAGGTAAAAATATTTGCGAGGAAAATAATTTTTATAATACTTTAAGATTATTGCTAAAATATTTTTTTTTAAGTAGTAGAAGTGAAGTTAATATTATGGATTTAATTAGAGATGTTTCTAAAACTGAGATAGAATTTAAAGTATTTATGGTATATAAAAATTATGCTTTGGATATTTATTATTCTGAAGTAAAAAAATTGTTTGATAGTAATGATGAAGTGGAATTAAATTATGATGATATAACATTTTATATAATATATTTAGTAAAAACAAGCTATGACAAAGATCATACTGTAATTTCACCGTATATTTCTGGAATGGATAACGATGATATAATCGAGAAATTTAATTTTATTAAAAATACTTATAAAATTCAAAAAGACCAGCTGGAGAAAATGTCAAATCTTCAAGAAGCGATTACATTATTGGAAAATTCAAAAGTTTTTGAAAAAAAAGCGAAAAGTTACAGAGATCGTGCATTATCTTTACTTTATAAGATACATTCAACAACACAATTGTCGTTGAATGACGACAACATGGAAACTGGTAAAATAAAATTACTTTTATGAATGAAATTAAAAACTGAAATTAAAAATTGATTTAAATAAAATAATTTTGTATTTTTTTTAAATTATAAACTATGATAAATATTATACTTGCTGTTGATAAGAAATATGGTTTGGGAAAATCAAATAAATTAGCGTGGAAAATATTGGAAGATTTAAAACTATTCAAAGATAAAACAATAAATTCTGTTTGTATTGTTGGTGCTAGAACTTTTTCAAATTTACCTAATTTACCAGATAGAATTGTGATTCCAGTATCAAGAAATGACGAAAGATATACAGATTTTGATACGGCATTATATGAAGCGGGAAAAGAATATATAGATAAAGAAATATATATAATTGGAGGGTGTAGATTATATGAGTATGTTTTGAATAAATTTAGAAAAGAAAAAATGTTAGATAATATACGTATACATATATCATTTCTAAAAAATACTTATGATTGTGATGTATTCTTTGATAGATCTCTTTTAAAAGATTTTTATATTGAAAAAAAAACATCTTATGATGAGTTTGAACATTGTGAAATGATTTATAAAAAATATGGTGAATATCAATATATTAATCTTGTGGAAGATATTATTGAAAACGGTGATGAACGAATCGGTCGAAATGGAAAAATTTTATCAAGTTTTTGTAAACATTTAAAATTTGACTTACGTGATGGGTTTCCTTTGCTAACAACAAAGAAAATGTTTTTGAAAGGTATCATTGAAGAATTATTATTCTTTATTAGAGGTGAAACAAATTCAAAGATATTAGAAGAAAAAGGAATAAATATTTGGAAAGGTAATACAAATCGTGAGTTTTTAGATGCAAATGGATTTAATTACAGAAACGAAGGAGAAATGGGTCCTATGTATGGTTATCAATGGAGACGTTTTAACTCGATTTCTAATGAAAAAGAAAAATATGATTCGGAAAATTGTAAATATATACATTTTATTTACAAAGCATATAATAAAGATAACGCGACTCATCAAAGCGGACAAATTGAATCTATTAAGTTTGATATCGATCAGTTAAAATTTGTTATAAATGAAATCAAAACAAATCCTACATCCAGACGTATTTTGATGACTTCGTTTAATCCATCACAAGTGGAAGAAGGAGTTTTGTACCCTTGTCATTCAATCATACTTCAATTTTATGTTCAAGATGAATATTTAGATATGTTTTGTTATAATCGCTCAAATGATAACTTTCACGGAACTCCATTTAATATCGCATCATCTTCTTTACTTTTAATGATTATTTCACAAGTAACAAATTTAATTCCAAGATTTGTAAATATTTCTCAGGGAGATTCTCATATTTACGGAGAACATATAGATGCAATGAAAGAGCAAATTTTAAGAGTTCCTTATGTATTTCCGAAACTTATATTACCTGAATTTAAATCAATTGAAGAAGTTGAAAAACTAACGTATTCTGATTTCAGATTGGAAAATTATAATTCTCATCCTATTATAAAAAGAGAAATGATTGCTTAAAAAAGTACAAATAAATAATTTATTTTATTACTTTATGTATAATAAGTAATAAAATAATTTTTACACAATGTTATAGTTATCTAAATCGAATTTTACATAAAATTGGTGACGTAAATCTTTGAAAAATTCAATCAAAGATTTCTTATTTTGACATATTGAATCCAAGTTAGAAATTTGTTCTTGAATATATACTTTCATAAAAGATTTACAAGACTCATTACAAGGTATAAAAGTTGGTAAATCAATAATAAATCTTTTCATTCTTTCTATATCTGACAGACCTGGATATTCAGGAAAATTTAGAACACTTTTAGTAATAGAATCCCAAAACATATTCATAGTTGGTATATATTGAGAGTAATTTAAATTATATGGAGAAGAGTAGACGTTATAAAAATAAGGTAGATATGGATAGTAATTAGTATAAGAATAGTCAACTGGATAAGGATAACTGTAGTTATAGTTATAATAAGGTGGTAGCGGTCTTCTATGACGATGATAGTCAGGATGAGGACCAGGATGAGGACCAGGAGGTGGAGGTCCAGGTGGAGGTG